TTACAATGATTAGTAAAAACTCTAATACAAAACATCCATATCATATTATTCATATAGATAATAGATCTAATGTGTATGGTTGGGTAGACCAAGAATATGTAGAAAAAATCGTGCCAAAAGGGTAAGTGTTAAAACCACTTACCCTTTTCTTTTTTAGTTTTAACTTTTTTAGGTTCTTTCATCCAAAGTAAAATGTCTTTCGCGCGCGTTGCTCCAACATAATTTACTCTATATGTTTCATCACCGCCCCATTGTTTGGGTTCCCATGCAGCGACATATGGAAACTCTAATCCTTTAGAACTCCAATACGTTAATACTTTTACACTATTAGAATTCATTAATGTTTCAAGTTGATCTTTTGTTACTTCTCCTTGCCGGAAAGTAATTGTAGGAATACCAAGGTTTTCTAATCTATTTCTTAGATAATCAATTGTGGCATTTGTCGTACACAAAACTGCCCAGTCTCTATATTCCCCTTTACTTTGAATCCAACCTCTTAAATTATCTAAAGTAGCTTCTCCTTCCCATACAACGCCACCATGCCGCATTGCAATAGAATCATCATCCAAATAACTTTTACGAAGAATTTTCTTTGCATAGTTTAAAATAATATCGCCATTTCGATAATTCTCATTTAAACTATATACAGTAACCTTTGGATTATCCATTAACTTATCAAAAAGCTCTGGATCGCACCCTTTAAAAGAATATATAGACTGCCGCAAATCACCAACAATAAAAAACGTTTCTGGCTTAATCATGTCAAAAATAAACTCATATTCTTCTGGAGAAGTATCTTGTGCTTCATCAAGTAAAATATGTTTAATATGTTTAATACAAAATGGATTGTCTTTAATACGTTTAAAGAACATATCAAACTCTTCTTTTTGGATTAAATCACTTGTATCAATTCCATGAGAAAGCAAAAAATAGTTTGCAAGCCCATGAATTGTACCAATATAAATACCATTTTTATAATCGCCCGCAAGTCTATCTCGAAGTTCCTGTGCGGCCAAGTTAGTAAAAGTAATTACAGCCATATCAGATGGATTAATACCATCACGTAGCATTTTTCGAACGCGCTCTGTAAGTGTAGCTGTTTTTCCTGCCGCGGCCGCCGCAGAAACAGCAACATATGGCTCTGTTGTATTAACTATTTGTTCTTGTAATTTACTAAGTCTCATTTTTATCTCCAGATTTCATATTTAATTGCTTTTTAGTCCCATATAGATCTATGTAAAAGGCTTCCCGTGCTGATAAATTTTCTTTATCTACTTCTTCAAGAATTTCAAATGTATAGTTCCATAAACCATCTTGTGCAAGCCGATTATGGAGAGTCGCGCGAGCTGCCCCTTCAAGGCCAATCGCAGTTTTACAATGATTTTGCCAACGTGTTGAAAAATCAGTGGTCTTTCCAACATAGGCTTCTTTTGTTTGTTTATTAGTGATTTTATATATACCACTAATCTTGCGGCCGCCAGTCACTCGCTTAATCATTTCTTGGCACGGCCGCCGTATATATAATTCCCAAATAAGCTTTGGAATTACATCACGATTATGAAGTTTTAAATCCATTGACTATAAAACTTTTATATCCTCTTTATCATTGTCTGAAACTTGAATAGAATAAAAATCTTCTTTTTCTTTTAGTTCTTTTTCTCGAAGAATAGCTTCATTTACAGAATCTTGACGAGCCTTAAAATCTTCTAACTCAGATTGAAGCCGAGCAATCTCTAAGGAAAGTTCCTACTTTCTTTCTTCATGTGCTTTTTCCAGTTGCACATGTAATTTTTCAAAATAGAGATCCATCTACTGCTATCTTTTTTCTTTTTCCTAATTAAATTTAATTTCTTCAAAACCTTTTCTACGCTGAAGTTCCGCGGCCAGTCGCCCTTGTTCGGACTAGAGCAATCTATCTGTCGCAGCCTATGCCTCGGCCGCTCTCTGCTAAGCAACTTCACGCTTTTCTTGTGCTTTCTTTATATCTAATTCTGCTTCTTGCTACTCCTTTAGCAGTCTATGTAATGTTATTCCCTACTATTCATTTTCTTCTTTTAATCGCTTATTTTCTATACTTAATGTTTGAAGATCAATACGTAGATTTGATCTCCTATAAAACATTATTGCTAAAAATGAAATTATAATACTGATTACAAATCCAATTAAATATCCCATTTCTCCTTTCACTCCAAAAAAATATACATAGATCTTTCAATCTATGTATATTATATCATATCTTTATTTAATTGTCAACTTTTAATTCGCTTTCGTCTTCAACAATTTCCCAATGCATTACTTCTTTATATAAACTATCAATCCATGTATTACCGCCCATGTCATGATAATCATTATATAATTTCATAAAAGCTTTTTTATCACAATCAAGAATCTTCTTAAATGGACGATACTTATAATATAATCTATTCATATTATATCGCATTAAATCCATCTAAGAAATATTTAATAAATCAACAGCCTTTTGAATTTTATCAAAATTATGCTACTAATCTAATACTAACCCTTTTATTTCTTCAAGTGAGTCAATTATATCTTCTTGATTTTCTTTTACCATTTTTGGCAGTCTATCTGTTAAAACTTTCTCTATATGTTTTTCTTCTGCTTTTTGAGCACGATTATGGAGGTCATCAACTGGTTTTTTAAAAAAACTGTAGATAGTTTTTCCTGCAACAATAACTGCACTTATAAGTATAATTATATTGCAGACCTCCTATAAATCTATTCCTTCAAACATCTTAACGGCCTCCACATAAAAATTAGGGCTATTGCCCCTTTAAATATTCTCGATATATACGATCATTATGCCATTTACTAGTAACACGAAATTTTGGCTATAGTATATCTGCAATATTTTTTATGTTAGAGAACTCCCATTCTGGAACACGATATAAAGGAAGATTATGTGAAAGTGCAAAGCTGTTCTTTAATCTATCATTTTGCTATGCATGTGTAAAATCTGTCTTGCTTTTATGAAATTTAGGAATTGGTTTAAAGTGAAGCATCGAATCTACTTCAACTAAAATTCCCATAGTTGGTAAATAAAAGTCATATCGTAGAATCCCATTTTTTAGTTCTGAAAAAGTCTTTTCTCGAACATATGGTATATTAGCAGATATAAAGATCTATGCAAATTTATCTTCTATCTTACTCATAATATGAAGTGGGGATTCTACGGTATGGACTATAAAGAAAAGAAGAATTAAACTTTCTCTAATCTACCTTCATCAATCCATTGGCTAACTGGTCTACCTGTATTATCAATGTTTTCAACACAATAACAATCTGGTCTTGTGCCCCAATAATGACAAAAACCAGTAATTTTTCCAGTATACCCAGTTAAAGTATCTTTTACAACTCTGCCATAACTAAATTTTACAGTAACATCCATGTTATTATCTCCTTACATATTTCTAATTTGTTCAATACTACATTCGCGCCAAGGTTTATCTGGCCGCCATCCAAGCATTTTTCCATGACGAAGCGCGCCATCTGGTGTCAACTGCATAGCTCCAACTTCAATCACGTGGTGAATATAATCTTTATAATTGGCTTTGACTTCGTCAGTGAGTCCACTGAGATAACCAATACCCACTTCTCTATCGCCATCCATCACACCAATTTCCAAACTACCAGCCCAATGATAGTAAAATGGTTTTGTTACCGCAGCATATGGTTTCCCTTCAATAGAGGATTCATAATAATGATTTCCTTCTGGGAGAGTTTCCCCAGTCGTCTCATTAATCCAATACTTCCAAGATTCAATTTCTTTACCAGTATAATACTTTGTAGGCGCGGCCGCCTTACCAGTAAAGAAGCAATCAATTGACTCTCGAAGCTCTTTCTTAATTTTAAGACTTACGCGCGCGGGCGTCCGTTTAAAATATACTGTGGCATCTTTACGCATAATTACCATGCCTTCACGGCCAGATGCAAGATAATCTTGAAGATGATTCCAAAGCTCTTCACCTTCATAATAAGTAGCCCACTCAATATATTCATTTGTAGAATAACTATACTGAATATCACTAAGAAAACTAACTCGTTGCTCAAAAGGATTTTTAGTAAAATCCTCTCCATCCCAGGCCATAACATCAAAAATATAAAAATGGAGCTTTTGGCCTTTCTCTTGCCGCTCAATGCATCTATCTTTTAAACACCCAAGCAATCCAGTAATCTTCTGACTTCCCTCATTACCGGGTAGATAACATTCAGAAAGCAGCACGGTTCCATTCGGCAGACTTTCCATAAAGTCATGAATTTGTGGCACCCATGCAAGTTTTTCAGTCGCTTCACCTTTCACGTTCTTGCTGCGCGCGACCATAAAGCAGTTGCCATCTTCATCCTTAATAAGACGTTCATAATATCCATCTACTTTAAGAGCGCCTATATATTCACCAG